TTGCCGTACTGCTTGAATCCCATCTTGTACGCCCAAGTCTGGCACGATTGCCATGTTGTTTATACCGAGATGTTCAGCCAATTGCTCAATAACCGACTTGCCCTGCGCTGCTAGAGTTTTAGCTCTCGCATCATGCGGAAGTTGGTGTTTTCCGTATTTATAGGGCTTTTCTTTGATTATTTTCGCAATTTCATCAATATTAGCACCGGAAATAGCAAAAAAGTCGATTAAATGTATTTCATTTCGCACAACTTGATACCACCAAATTGCGGTGTCATCACGATAGCCCAAGTCCCAAGCTGTGTGAACTGGTAGGTGCGGGTCATACGGCACGTTCGTAATGCGCCCCTCGTCTTCTGCCAAACGCAGGTCTGTGCCGTAGTAAGCACCTAGGATGCTGGCTTCAAACGAGCATTCGTACTCCTGCAAGTATTGGTCTTCAGAGATTTGTGCTCTTGCAGCATTTAGCTCAGTCTGAGGCAATAACCCTGATTCTGACGCTGTGAGCTTTAGGCAAAACCATTCGCCATCGCTTTTAGACGCTTGGTCATATATCTGCCAAAACTGATTTTTGCCCTTTGGTGTCCCTGCAAACACAGCCCAACCCTGTTTGTCAGACAAAGTAGGACGAATGACGTTACCCCAGACTGATGGTCTAAAGTCTCCGTACTCGTCCATAAACACGCCTGAGAAACCTAATCCTCGCATAGCGTCTGCGTTGTCAGCACCGAACAAGCGTATCTTTGCGCCTGTAATCAACTCAACGGTCAATTCGGCTTCGTTTGAGCTTTTAAGAACAGGCGCTGAGAAGTTTTTAAGGTAATCCCATGCGACCGACTTTGCCTGTGAGCGGTATGGGCAAATATAGGCGTATAACGGGTATTCGTCCTTGCTCATTAGCGCTGCACGAACCAAGTCGTTAATAGCCGCTACGGTCTTCCCTGCCCGTCTATGAGCAACCAAGCAAGCCCATCGTTGTGTCCGTGCGTGAAAGCCTCTGAACGACTGTCGTGGCGCATAAGGCAGGGTTATTTCTCTGCCCATTTAACCACCAAGTCACGCCCATCAAAGCCAGCAATCTCGTGGCGGTCTGTTTCTTTCCATCGAGCACGAGTCTTTAGCCAAAAGATAGCCGCAGCGGTGTTGCCGTTCTTAGCCTGTTGGAACAACGTACCCGCAATAGCCGAGTTAGCGTCAATCCTGCCTTCATCTAATTGTTCTTGGTAATACTTGGTCAGCGTGTCAGCAGAAATCTTTAAACGCAGGGCAATATCCTCGTGCGTAACACCAAGCGCAGACAGCCTTTTAGCCGTGTCTTGGTTCTCTTTTGTCACTTTATGAGCAGGTCTGCCTTTCTCAGCCATTTTATAACTCCGCTAAAACTGCTTTTTTGCCAGTAAAGTTTTCCCATCGCTTTACTATTACGTCACAATAAATAGGGTCTAACTCCATAATTCGAGCGCATCTACCAATTTTTTCAGAGGCAATCAATGTTGATCCTGAACCACCAAATAAGTCAATAATTACATCGCCGCCTTTGCTTGAGTTATTTATTGCCTTTTCTACCAATGCAACAGGCTTTGGTGTTGTATGACCAACAACTCTTTCTTTATCAAATTTCCAAATAGATGTTTGTTTTCTGTCTGAATACCAAGAATGCTTACCGTTATCCATCCAGCCATATAAACAAGGTTCATGTTGGCTTTGGTAATCTGTTTGACTCAATGTTAAGCTGTTTTTAGCCCATATAATCATTGAACTAAAGTGGAAGAATTCTCGAAAGACTTGGTGAAATACATCCGCACATCTATCTGAATGAAAGCAATAAATAGATGCACCAGACTTTGCTACTGCTAAATAATTAGCAAATGCTCCTCTTAATAAATCTTCAAGACCATTTCTTGAATCATTATTTATTCCCTTGTAGTCTACGCCATAAGGAGGGTCAGTAAAAACCATATCGGCTTTTTGCCCATCCATCAACTTATCCACAGCGTCAATGCTGGTGCTATCCCCGCACATAAGCCTATGGTTGCCTAGTATCCATATATCGCCTAGCTTAGTAATCGGTTCAGGCGGCGGTTCAGGTATTTCGTCTTCGTCAACCAACCCTTCGTTTACTTCCGTTGGGTTTAACAAAGCGTTTAGCTCATCGTCGTTAAATCCTAGTAGCTCTAGCGAAAACTTATCTTCAAGCAACTCATTTAGCTCGATGGTAAGCATATTGTTGTCCCACCCAGCGTTTAACGCTAAGCGGTTGTCAGCAATGATGTACGCTTTTTTTTGCGTTTCGGTTAAGTCTTTTAGCTCAATGACCGGAACTTCCGTCATACCAAGCTTACGAGCCGCCATAAGCCTGCCGTGGCCAGCTATGATCCCGTGTTCCCCGTCCACAAGTATTGGGTTTGTCCACCCAAACTCTTTAATGCTTGCGGCTATTTGCGCTACTTGTGCATCATTGTGCGTTCTTGAGTTTTTAGCGTAGGGTATTAACGCCTCAACCTTTACTTGCCTAATTTCCATATCTACTCAATTGTTTTAGAGTTTAAGATAGGTTAATTATAGTTTATTTCTTTCGATCCATGCGACTTAATAGCGCAGCAGTCTTTTTAGCTTTGTCTGCTTGATTAAATTCTTTTGCTACGCTTACAGGTATGCCCATTTTCTTAGCAAACTCAGGATTGTGCGCCGCAGCAGCCATTGTGCGCTTTTGGGCTTCTGACTTGCTTGGCATTACCGTCTACGCATCATTTCTGGATTAACCATTGTTGCTGCGCCACGCCCCATGCCTTGCTCCATGTTGCGTCTGTCTAGCTCGCTGATAGCGCCTTGCAACAAACCACGGCGAGTAACTGGTGCGCCACCCATAGGCATATTGCCAGAGTAATTGGGCTGGTTAATTGGCATACCGTAGTCTGCTTCTGGCGAAACTATTGGCATCCCACCTTGTTGTGGCACATTTGCGCTCATTGGTGTCATTGCGCTGTAGTCACGCTGCATAGCCATGTTTTGCCTGTCAGCGTCAGTCATAGCACCCATGCCTTGCATTGATTGCAAGAACTTTTGCATTTGTTGCGCTTGCAGCATTTGCGCCATTCTTTGTGCTTCAGGGTTTTGTACGAGGTCATCCATAGCCGTTCCTATTTGAGAAAGCGTAGTTTGTACAGCGTTGAGTCTAACAATTGTGCAATTTCATCAATGATGTTTTGTAATTGCGTGTCTTTTGGCAGTTCTTTACGGATTTCTTCAACAAAATCACATAAGCTTTTGAAATACTTTTGTGGCGTTTTAGCCAAATGAAAGTCATCCGGATATGCTTTTATTTTGTCGTATTTGCCTTGATACGCTTCGGTGAAATCATCAACCAAATCAGGGATGGTTTCATAGTATTTTTGCAACGCTTTATGTTCTGCGTAGCTTTCAGTCTGAAAGTGCATAAAATGAGCGTTAGTTGCGCTATGTAGCAGCGTCGATACAAATACGGCTGGAAAGTCCATTTACGCCTCGTTTTCTAAGGTGGCTATCACAATTGTACATCCGCCACCACTTTTTATAACACCTCTTTTGATACTTATGCTATCAAATTGTTCATCATCCTCAAATACGCCTGCGTCCTGAAGGCTGTCAAATAGCGCTTTTAAACGGTTATCCAAGTCAATTTTGCGCCTGTCTCGTGGAAATATCGTAATCATCGCCATCAGCCGCTGTGCGCCAAGCTTCGGGATGTCGTTTGCTGCAATGTATTCCTGAACCGCTAGTTTGTAGTTTCGACCTTGCTTGCTCAGTATTGTGCGCCCCCTAAAGTTGTTCCAGTAACTATTTACAGACGGTGGGAGCGGTAATTGCAGCGTCATTAGCATTTGACTAACCCTCGTTCAAAAAGCTCGCCAATTGTCTTTCTGTGCGCCATTTCCCAAAACTCTCGACGTTGCTCTTTTGACAGTTTGTTGCCTTGGTCAATGTCCATGTGACAACTAAAGCACAATGCTGCAATGCGGTAATCGTGCGCTTTTATGCCTTTGCCTTTACCG